CGACTGGCTATCCGATCCCGTTCGGATCAAGCCGGGGCTGCGGGCGTCCCTGCAACAGTTCCTCGCTGCACCGTCTCGGTTGCTGCCGACACCCACGATCTTCGGGGTCATGTCGGCCGAGGAAACCCGCGACGATTTCTTGGCGGGGGCTACGACGTTCAATCGGCCGATCAGCGGCGAGCTGGGAGTCCAGGAGCAGGACAGGGCCGGAGAGTTGGGGGTCTCCAGCCAGGTTGCGCCGATCACAGCGAGAATGTCGATCCGCACTCAATGATATGAGATGCGTTTCACTTCATCACGCTCCGTGCTATAGCGGAGAGATGCCGTTCAATGTGACCTCGGGTAGTACGGTTGTCTTCACGGTGGTGTTCTTCGACGCCAACGGCGAAATCACCGTGCCGACGTCGGCAACTATTACCGTCACCTATCCGCTTTCCTCCAATCCGCTGACCACGACCTCCTGCGCCATCGACATGACGGCGGTTGGTGACTTCTTCACCGCGACATGGGGCTCCGGCGTCGCCGCCTTGGGCAAGTCCAGCGCCACGGCGAGTGCGCCGGGGATCACGAGCGCCGATCCGCAAACGCTGAGGATCATCTCATGACCAATCCGTTCAGTCCGGTCGTCGTCACCTCGGGCAATTACGATTTCTCGCCGACCGGCGGCGAATTCATCCTCAATGCGTTCGACCGTATCCAGATCAGGCCGACCGAGATCGAGCAGACGCAGATGTCGCGCGCGGTCATGGAGCTGAATCTTGCGCTCGTTCGCTTCAATACCATGCCGGGGCAGAACCTCTGGACGATCGATCTCCAGTCGATCCCGTTGGTGCAGGGGACCGCGACCTATTCGATCCCGGCCGAGACGCGGATGATCCTGTCGGCCTGGATTCGCTATTCGAGCAATCCGCAGCTCGACCGCTACCTCTACCCCATTGCGCGCGATGAATACGCCCAGATTTCCAGCAAGACGCTTCAGGGCTTCCCGTCGCAATACTGGTTTGACCGGACGATCTCACCGGAGATCACCTTCTACCTCGTCCCCGATGGCAGTTTCTCCTACGACTTCTTCTATTACCGTGCTCGACAGATTCAGGATGCCAACGTCACCAACGGACAGAACCTGGAAATCCCGTATCGCTTTTACGATGCGATCACGGCTGATCTCTCGCATCGTCTTGCCCGGATTTATCGTCCGCAGATGGAGCAGGCGCGAAAGGCGGACCGCGACGAGGCGTGGGCGATTGCCTCGACCGACGATACCGAATGGACGCCGATGTACATCTCGCCCGGTCTGTCGAATTACTGGGGGAACTGATGCGTCCGCATGGTCGAGCCCGCATCAATGCCCGGCATCCGCAGGCGCTGGCGATCTGCCAGCGCTGCGGCGCAATGTACAATTCTGTCGACCTCAAATGGCAGTTTGACTGGAAGTTCTCGCCGCGCCTCTTCAATCAGGGCATCCGGGTCTGCGAGACCTGTCTCGATACCCCGCAGCCGAGCGGCAAGCCGTTCACCCTGCCGGTTGATCCCGTTCCGGTCGAATTCGCCCTGCCGGAGTCCTATGCCGAGGCCGACAACCCGATCTCGACGATTGGGTTCGACGTCTCGAATATGTTCACGCCACTCCCCCTGCAAAGCCTCGGTGCGAACATCGGCAATCTGACACTCAATGCAGGCGTCAATGCCGCGTTCGACGGGGTGGTCAACAAGCGGGCGCAGTATTCTGCCGCGCTCTCGATCTCCAATTCGAGCTTCGACAATACGGTCGGCAAGAACTGGAACGCCTATCCGAGCGGCATTACCCTGACGATCTCGTCAACGGTCGCGACGACCACGCATGCCGTCGAGTCGTTCACGATTACCGCGCCCAACGACCAGCAGTTTCTCAATTCGGCGACCGGCGTGACCGGATTCCGCCTTGAGGGCAGCAACAACAACGCGACCTGGACAACGGTCTATTCGAGTTCGACCGCTGGCGGCGTCGGCGAAGAGATCACGGCGACAACGACCTCGGCCACGCAATACGCCTACCACCGGATCAACATTCAGGGCGACGGCGTCTCGGCCGTCGCCATCGCACAAGTCCAACTGAACATCTCGGACGCGGCGCCGAACGACATCTGAGGACGCCATGGCACAGAACTATTCGACGTTGGTCTCGGAGATCGCCACCATTACGACGGTCACCTCGGGCGTGCTGGTCAGCGGCGACAACAATTTCGCGGGCATCTTTGACGCGGCAATCGACTATTCCGAGGGGCGCATCTATCGAGACCTCGACCTGCCTGCGGTTCGCGTCATCAGCACCGCTGTGACGGTTTCGTCCGGCGTGAGGCAGGTGAGCTTGTCGACCGCGCCCGGCGAAATCCTCGCCATCGAGACGGTCAATCTGTTCACTCCGGTGACGGCCGGCTCGTCGGACGCAACGCGCATCCCGCTGGTCCCGGCGTCACAGGCAGTCATCAACGCCATCTATCCGTCTGCGGCGTCATCGAACTGTGGCGAGCCTGAGTTTTTTGCGCGGATCACAAACTCGATCCTCACCCTCGGCCCGGCACCGGATCAGGCCTACGGGACCGAGATCGTCGGCACGATCCGGCCGAGTGCGCTCTCGTCGGGCAACTCCTCGACGTGGATCACCCAGAACCTGCCGGAATTGATGACAGCCGCGACGATGGTTTTCATGAGCGGCTACATGCGCGACTTTGGCGCGCAGGCCGACAACCCGCAAATGGCCCAGAGCTGGGAAAACCAGTACCAGCAGCTTCTCCAGTCCGCCAAGACCGACACCATGCGAATGAAGTTCATGTCCGATGCCTGGACCAGCCAGCAGCCGTCGCCGCTTGCGACGCCGCCGAGGGGGTAGTCGATGCCTTGGGGTGCAATTCAGCTCAAGCCCGGCGTTGATGTTCAGCATACGCTCTCCGACAACGCGGCGGGCGTCTCGCAGTCGCAACTGATCCGGTACAAGGAGAACCTGATCCAGTGCTACGGCGGCTTCCAGAACTTCGTCACGTTCTCGATCCCGTCGACTGTGCGCGATCTCCATCCCTGGCAGGACATCAACGCGGTGCAGCACCTCGCGGTCGGGGCGACGCAGACGCTCGCTGTCGTCACCGCTGGTTCGTATCAGGACATCACACCGCAGACGACCACGACCAACCCGGCGCCGAACTTCTCCATCTCGTTGGGGAGCAACATCCTGACCATTGTCGATGGAGGCGCAAACGCGACGATCTACAATACGATCTACCTCAATACGCCCATCGCCATCGGAGGCTATCTTCTGAACGGCGCTTATCCGATCAACGCTGCGCTCGGCTCGTCGATCTATACCGTCTTGCTGCCTTCGAACTCGACCTCGACCGTTGCATCGAGCGGGAAACTGCCGATCTTCTCGATTTCGTCCGGCTCGGCCCGGGTCACGGTCACGCTGTCGAACAATGGGTTCACGGCGACCACGGGATTGTTGCAGCAGTTCATTGCGCCGACGCAGGTCGGTTCGACGTCGGCTGGTATCATTGTCCAAGGCAAGTACCAGGTTGCGACGGTGATCGACTCGACGAACTTCACCATCAATTCTCCGACGACGCCGTCGACCACGGCAACCGCGACAATGAACAGCGGACTCGCGCAGATCGTCTACTATGTGACGCTGGGTCCAGGTACAGCAGGAAGCGGCTTCGGAGCCGGTGGCTTCGGGTCCGGTGGCTTCGGTACGGGCACGGCGAGCGCGGGTGTCTCCGGGACGCCAATCACGGCAGATGACTGGACGCTGGATAACTGGGGCGAGATTCTGCTCGCGTGTCCGGAAGATGGTCCGATCTATGCGTGGTCGCCGAGCTTCGGATTTCAAAATGCGCAAGTGGTCAACCAGGCACCGTTCTTCAACGGAGGCATCTTTGTTTCGATGCCGCAGCAGATTCTCGTGGCGTGGCGCTCGGTCCTGTCGACCGGTGTTCAGGACCAGCTTCGGGTCCGGTGGTGCAATGCCGGCGACTATACCAACTGGACTGTTTCGAACCAGACCACCGCCGGGTCGTTTCAAATCCCGAGCGGAAGCAGGATCGTTGGCGGCCGTCAGTGCCCGCAATTCGGTCTGATCTCGACCGATATCGAAGTGTGGACCATGACCTATGTCGGGGGGCAGGTCATTTTCAACTTCACCAAAGTCGGCACCGGCTGCGGTTGGATCAGCTCGCACGCCTGCGGCATTCTCTCTGGCAACCCGTTCTGGATGGCCAACAACAACTTCTTCACGCTCGGCTCTAATGGCGTGGTCCCGATCCCGTGCACCGTCTGGGATCAGGTCTTCCAGAATCTTTTGACGACTGAACAGGATAAGGTTCGCGTCGCCGTTAATTCGCCGTTTAACGAAGTCGCATGGTTTTATCCTTCTGCGAATTCGACCGGGGAGAACGACAGCTACGTCAAGGTGCACATCGAGGGCAGCGAATACGAGTGGGACTATGGCTCGATGCAGCGAACGGCGTGGACCGACGTCTCTGTTCTGGGTATGCCGATTGGTGCCGATGCGACCGGCCAGCTTTTCCAGCATGAGACGGGGACGTCCTTGACCGGCGTCAGCCTGCCGAGCTTCCGAACGGGTTGGTGGGCGGTCGGCGAGGGGCAGGAAATCCCCTTCATCGATTTGATCATTCCGGACTTCATCTACGGTCTTCGTTCGGCCGTTCAGGATGCGTCGCTCACCATCACCTTCTTCGGTGCCGACTACGCCGATGGCCCGCAGACGACCTATGGTCCTTACACCGTGACGTCGGCGACGGAATTTATCAACACACGCATCCGCAACCGGTTGCTCTCTGCGCTGATCCAAAGTAGCGCGGCGACGGAGTTCTGGCGGATCGGTCGCATTCGGTTCCGCTTCGGTCAGTCGGGGAAAAGGTAATGGGTTTTGGTCTCGGCGACATCTTGCAGACGATGCAACAGGGCGTGCAGGCGATCAACAACCTGGCGACGCAGATCGGGCTGGTCTTCCCGAGCGTGACGGCGGCGTCGACGGCCGGCCCTTCTGCGGTCGGAGCGATCAGCTATTCGTCGTCGCTTGCGACTGGCTTCATGCTGATCGAGCTATCGAGTGGCACGACGGTTAAAGTTCCCTTTTACACCCAATAGGTGAGTCATGGTTTCCACCTTCACCGCGAACATCAATCTCGAAGAACCCGCGCGTGGCGATTACGTCGGCACCTGGGACACGCCGGTCAATTCGAATATGACGGTGCTCGACACCGTCGTCGGCGGTACAGTGAGCATTGCACTCAACAACTCTCCGGTTGTTCTTTCCGCTGCGCAATATCAGTGCAAAACGATCACGTTTTTCTCGACGCTCACCGGCAGCGTCCTGATCACCTTCCCCGCCTCTTTCCAGAAGAGCTATGAAATCCGGAATGCTTGCACCGGATCGAGTGCTTTTATCATCACGTTGCAGACGACAGTAGCGGGGCCGGGAACGGCAGTGTGCCCGCCGCCGGGCGAAATCACCGAAATTGCAGTCGTCTCCGGCAACATCTTTTTCAAGAGTCTCGACCGCGTCGGTGCCTATTGGGATTATGCAGGTTCGTCGGTTCCGGCTTGGGTCACTGGTTGCTCCATTCCGCCCTACCTCGCCTGCACTGGGGGCACATTCTCGGCGACGACCTATCCAGCGCTCGCGGCTATCCTCGGTAGTACGACGCTGCCGGATACGCGAGGCCGCGCGCGCTTTACGGTGGACGGTGGTGCCACTCGCCTGACGAGTGCCATCTCCGGTCTGAGTCCAAATACGGTTGGATCGGGCGGCGGTGATCAGAACATTCAGCAGCACAACCATAATATCTTCATCACCGATCCGCAGCATCGCCATACATATGACGGCATGAACGGCGGCGGCGGCGGCTCGA